CTACAAGGGCTACCTAGCCACGCTGCAAAGCAAAAGAACGGTAGCCAGACTTAATGTTGGTGGCGTTCATAAGCGCGGCGGCGAGTACATCGAATCCGAACTGCAGGCTGCGGTGGATAATGACGACATAAATGGGCAGGTCGTAGACGAGGTAATTAGCAGGGGCCAAAATTATAAGCACTGGCTATTCTTCTGCACGGGTGTTGCCCATGCCGAGCATATAGCCGAGGACTTAAATGACATGGGTATTAATGCGGCATGCGTTACGGGCAATACCTCCCTGGCCCAGAGAGAGGATATTATTAGCCGATTTAGGGCGGGCGACATCCAGGCGCTGACTAACGCCAATGTTTTGACGACTGGCTTTGACTTTCCTGACCTTGACTTGATCGTGATGCTGCGCCCAACCCTATCGCCTGCCCTTTATATGCAGATGGCTGGCCGTGGTCTCAGGCCTAAAAAACATACCAAGCACTGCCTGGTGCTCGACTTTGCCGGGAATATAGAAACTCACGGCCCAATAACCAGGGTGCGGCCACCTGAAAAAGCGGGTAGCGTTGCAGGCGAGGCACCAGTAAAAGTGTGTGACGGGTGCAATGAAATTGTCCACATCTCTGTGATGACCTGCCCGGCTTGCGGCTACGAATTTCCAGAGAGCGACAACAAGCCTCTCATGCAGCTGCGTGACGACTGCATCATGGGCACCGACAGCGAGCTGACGATGGTGGTGTCGAGCTGGGACTGGTGCGAATACACCAGCCGAGCTGGCAATGAGATGCTAAGGGCTACTTATTACGGTCCATCGCTCAGTGATAAGCCGATCAGCGAATACTTCTGTGTGATGCACAGCGGATACGCTGGCCAGAAGGCTATAGGAGAGATAAATAAAATCGCCCATGCTAGCGGGTGCCATCAGGAGCTAATCGCCGCTGACGGCCTGCACCAAGCTTCTGTGGCATTTAACGAGTCCAGGCCGCCTTTTGAGATTGATTACGAGAAGAACGGCAAATACTTTAATATATTACGGAGGAATTATGCGACATCCGCAGCCCAAAATAGTTAGTGATTATTATGACAAGGTTAACGCCTTGCGGGACATCAAGGAACCGAAATGCTGCCACACGTGTGATAGCTACACCGAGGAAGGAACATGCCGAGAATATTCAATCGAACCACCAGAAGATTTCGCACAACAGCTAAACCAGTGCGAGGAGTGGTTTCCGATAATCCCGTTCTGAAGATCCCTACTGAGCACCAGGAGCAGGTCGCCTTTATCCAGTGGTTTAGGCAAAGCTACCCTGGTGTTAGGATATTTGCCATCCCCAATGGCGAGGCCAGATCCCAGAGTGCAGGTGCCAGGCTGAAGGCGGAGGGCGTATCCGCCGGGGTGCCGGACCTTTTTATACCGGCCTGGAACACCTGGATCGAGATGAAGCGGTCCAAGGGAGGCAGTGTTAGCGAGAAACAAAAGGACTGGCTGGCCTACCTTGAGGGGATTGGTCATCAAGTATTTGTGTGTAAAGGTGCAGATAGTGCAAAAGAAGTTGCACAAAAGGTTTACAACCTCACCTTATAGTGTATAATGGTCCTAAGTTAAGTAAATAAACAAATAAAAGGTAATACATTATGAATACTGAATTAGCAAGCATGATTAACCGCATCCAGGCTATCGAGACTCCAAAGGGTTTTCGCATTGAGGCAGTTCTTGAGTCTGGTGAAGTAGAAGTTATCAAGCAGAATTCTACCCGCAAGCCAACAATGGTTCAGTTATACAGCATCGGTGTTAATGGCAACTTTAGGGGCGATGGTCTTGGTAACAACTTCACTTTCTCAAAGTCGATAGATAGCTACTACAAAGGCTGTCACCTAAAAAGCTTTTTAGTTTCCTAATCAACCAAACGGGGCTTCGGCCCCAGGAGCATCACATGCCATATCAAGCCCCAAACAAGCCCTCAACCATCATGTACATCGACCCTGATGAACAGGTTCTTATTGCCCGTCAAGAGGCAGAGGCGTTAGAGTTTGCGCCAACCCCTCATAATTACATCACGCAAGAAGAAGCACTGGAATTACAAGCAAAATACGCGCGCTACCTTAATCAATAACGGGCCTCGGCCCAGGAGCACCACATGAAATCATCTTATATGTCAGAGTTTGAAATCCAGCAAATGGCTGAGGCAGCTCTAACAAGCTACGAGTTTTCTTGTGAGTGGAAGAAGGCTCACCAGGCTGCAGTAGAATTTGCTGCAGACGAGTGGAGCATTCGCGCCACTACAGCTCAAGCCAGTACAGCTGTTAGGATCGCCCAGACTGGCTGGGAGGGCATCAAGATGTCCGTTAAAGCTATTAACTATCAAAACTCATAAGGAATCACATGAGCAAGACACATCCGTACCAAAGGACTTATGTATCTGAAACTGATGCTAAGACTATTGCTCGACGAGCCAAGGCTCTTAACACTGAAAAAAGCCGTCAAACTATTAAAGCACGGTCAGGAATAAATGATTATTTAGAAGCAAGGGAACTGGATATGACGGTACAAGATTACCGAGAATTTATCCTCCCAAAAAATAACGATGAGGAGAAGTAAAGTGAACAATCCATACGATGACGATTATGACTACGAGTCAGAAGTTACTGAAACGCGCGATGAAATGTTTTGGGAGCTGCAAACAACTGGCTCAGTATTTATAAACAATAATAAGGTTACCGTTCAAGACCTTATTGAAGAGCTTGAAGTTGAGGAGATGGAAGAAATCGTCTCAATGCTTTTCCGCAGGGGAGACGAGCCGCTAGAGGAGCAGGCTCCTGTGGCTAGGGAGCACGCTCTTGAATCATTGTTCTCAGTGTTCGAGGCCGCCTATGACGACGAGGCTATTTGGAAGCATTACGTTGACGACAACACATCTTACTAAGGCACAGGAGCCATACACCATGGACAGAGTCACTTACGATTTGAATAATTATCTCGATGAGCAAGAGAAGGCTCTTGAGATTAAAGAGCAAGAAGAGCAAGAGATACGTCGAGATCGCATCTCTTACGTCATGGTAGTTTTGGCGTCAGATGATGACGACTCCAAAAAAGCTCGTCGATTGACGTCTTGGGTCGAGCGAGAAATCGAAGAATTTAAAGAAAATTATTAAGGAGAATTGTTATGGATTTAAACAATAAAAAAGAACTTATAGATGTTCTTGAGTCTACTCGACGGCTGATAGTGTCTCAGGGGCGTATTGTAGACGACCGCTTACTGCGCAGAGAAGAAAATCTAGAGCGCATCCTATCTAGTCTGGAGACAATTGAGGCAAGAGAAATGCTTGGATTGAGCCTGCATTATGTTCGCAAGCCTGCGGCAATAACAAAAAATAAGGAATTTTAGATGTACATTATTTTATCGCTCGACAACACCATTTCGGATGACTCTTGGCGCGTGCCTAAGATCGATTCTAATAAAGCAGATCCGATGGCAAGGAATAATGAATACCACCTGCTGTCTGGATTTGACGTTCCAGGAAACGAGTGGCTTTGGCAGGGGAATGACTACGAGGTCGTGGTTCTCACCTCCCGCCCAAAGTTTTACGCGCCAATCACTTTGCAGTGGCTAAAGAGCATCGACATTGAACCTGCCTGCCTGATCATGCGAGAGGATCACGATTATTCTCCTGCGCCTAAGCTTAGGTTCCGACAGCTCCACGATTTCTATGCAGCTACTGGCGCCACTAAAGACGACATTGTGGGCGCCTATGACGACTGTAGAGAGGTTGTTGAGATGTATCGTGCTCAAGGTATTAGAGGAGACGTAATCGCCATTCACAACGAGCACGAGAGCTCAGATCTCTATAGTAGGTCATCGTGAATAAATTAATGAGGGGTCTTGCTATGAAATACAATAAAGATTTTTGGGCGTTAATTCTTGTTTCAGTGGCTATATTTTCAGCGCTAGTCTGGGCAGGAACATCAGACTTTGAGGTGGAGGCCGCTCAAGACCAGCAGTACTGTGAGATGGTCGCCATCTGGAATCTAGAGGCTAGTCAAAACATTTTGCCAATTGATCGTAATGGCTGGCCGCCTTATAATTCAAGAATCAACTGTGAATAAGAGGGGCGCTTAATGTCCGCAACAGCTTATCAAAAGGAAGAGGATCAAAAGGATCTTTTGCGAAAAGAGATAGCTCGCCAGACTAGGGTATACTTATTGAATGGCGGCACCATAAGAAAATGCACACCTGGCGAGTCTGCTTACGATTTATCTGAAAAGAATAGCTTAGAGAGAATGAAGAAATCAGGCTTCGACAAAAGAAATAAGCCTGCAAATGTTTACGAAATGGAAGTGTTTAGGAGGAGTCATTAAATATAATAGCTTTGTACTAAAAGATCCGGAAGAGACGTTGCTGTGGTTGCAAGAAGCTTTTGAAAGATTTTCTGAGGAAGATCTTAACTTCTTAGCAACCATGGCTTGGAATAATAATCACATGGAAGATTTTATCTTCTCTAACGACCAGAGAAGCAATGAGTTCTTTAGCTACATGAGAACCGGGAGCCAGTATCAAAGGAATCTTCACTAGCTGATCAGCCATAATACATGCCCGTCTTCAGCATCTCGCTTAGCTCTAGCGCTCTGCCTTTTGTCTGCTTGGCGAATTTAGAGTCAAGCATTTCAGTCGATGCCTTGGAATAATCGGCTATTTCAAGAGCGGCAATCATTTTTAAAAACTTCCTGAACCTGGTGCTACCTAGACAGAAAAACATGTCCACGATTGCGGCGGACCTGACTTCGTCCAGATCACCAAACCACCTGTACTCTTTCTTTAGCTCTTTTATACATCTAATGATGTCGTTTGAGAGCAAAAAATCGATCTCTTCCTCAGACAAGCCTAAGCCTGAATCTTTTTGGATATTTCTCCCAACACCAATAGTTGTTTTCCCAGCCGGGCATTGGTAAGCGTGAGTCTCCACGGATTCGTGCCTGCGTAGCATTTCAATAATTCTGGTCATCTCACGTTACCCCGCTTTCTTCGCTGCGCCTAATGGCGTGAATGAAACCAACAGCCATAGGAGACCAGCCGCTATACCCGTCATGAGTGCCTCTGTAGTTTCACCTGAGTAGTTAGAAGGGTGCATGTTAAAATCCACCAGGGTGGTCACCAGGGCAACCATACCCGCCATTGAATACTTATTATCACTAATGGCTTTGGTCCGAGCGCTAAAGGATAGCGCAACTAAAACAATACCTACGATACCCGCTGTCTTTAAAGCCGTCATCCAGTGCATTAATGCTAAAGCCAGAACATTACCCTGGACCATTAGCATTAAACATGCGGGAGCGACCTTTGCTAGTGCCTGCCCAAACAGTCCAAATTTAGTATAAATTACTATGCCAAATTGTTTCTTATTAATCATTTGCTTCTCCCCGCTCCAACTACGGACCCGGTTAATATGGCGCCAAATGCAAGATGGAATACCTTCATAACTATCTTGTGGCCCTTGTGGAAACCTTGGAACCTTGCAGGTACAAGTACCTTAGGGAAGTAGGTGTCGTAGAAGCGCTCTGGAGTGAAGTCCTGAAGAACTAAAGACTTGGTAACACCTGAGTAGTCTGGATTGAACTTGGCATTATAACCAAGAGCATCCTTTGGATTATCTCCAATGTTACTTATTACTATCTCAATATCATTCTTATCAAGGTATTGATCTCTTATCTCTTTAAGAGGAGCCTGCATAGCAACAAAGACTGTGAAGCCTAAGTCAGCTAACCTTCTAGCCCTAGAGAATCCTAGGTGCATATTAGCTTCTCTACCTGAGGTAGCTATACTATGATTAGAAGTCTCTGCCCTAAGTTCATCTCCGTCTATAACAAAGCTGTCCTTAACATACTTCTCCATAGCCTTAGCTACTGTTGTTTTACCTGCGCCTGACTTACCTAATAATGCAACTATCATCTTATTCGTATCCAAGGGTATGCTTTTCGAGTATTGTCTGAGGTTTCTTTGCCCAGTATCTCTTCATAGTCAGAAGGATTTGCACCGACTTCTACGTCAGTCCTACTAGATACAAGGTGGGACACATCTTGCCACACCTACGCCCCACACCATTAATACTAT